CTTTTGATCAGTATTGATTTAAACTCTCCTCAAGATGTTGCTGATTTCAGCAACGTAATACGCCATATAAAGGGGGTGGAGAATATTGAATAAAAATTTGTTGAGGGCAAAAATTGTTGAGAAAGGCTTCACGATTGACAAGTTTTGCACTGCTTGTGGTTTTGTCAGATCAACGTTTGACAGACGGATGGCTGGGATCTCGCCTTTCAACATTGAAGAGGTTGAAGCGATGTCCATTATCTTGGAACTGACAGATGATGAATTGACGGCTATTTTTTTTCCAAAGTACGTTGCTGAAAATAGCAACAAATAATTATACGGAGGTCAGCAGTAATGCAGAAAATGACAGAGGAACAGTACGCGATAGCGCATATGCTGATGAAGCACTGCCGGGAGTTTGTGGAAAAAGTGAACGCAGTGATGGATTCCAGCGGGTTGACAGACATTGGTTATTTCCTTGATATCACGACAAAGGCTTGCGACTACGGGAACGGAGAGCAATCCAGGGGAATCGTCTCAATAGAAAAATCCGCTTTTGAAAGTGATTACATTGAGTCGATGTTTAAACAGAGGAACTATATTGAGAAGGGATGGATGAACGATCATGACCCTTTCAGAAAAAAGGTATCTGTACCGCCAGTGGTTAGAGCCAAAACAACCCACAAGGTTGTCTTTCCAGGAGAGACAGAGGATGGAGGAAAAGCGTATCCACCGGATGGCTATTGGATTAGTGCTTTTGACCATCCTTGGGATGTGGATGGTGGGCAGTAGATGACCATTTGGCTGGATGCAGACCAGGTCGCTGCAAGGTTGAGTGTTTCCCGGAGAACGGCAATGTCGCTGATGTATCAGATGCAGCACACTGTTATCGGAGGAACTGTCCGGAAACGGATCAGAGTTTCGGAAGGATCGCTGGAAGCCTGGATGGCGAAGCGGTCGAACAAGCTCCCGGCAACCTGTGAGATCAGCACAGGAAGCAATAAGAGATTGAAGAGGAGGTGAAAGAATCATGGCAAACCCACTGCTTAACATCCATGCCGTCCGGGAAGATTGCTGCAAGTATCCTGTTGCGCTGAAGGTTGCGATGGACGATGGCACTGTTCAGACATACGAGCTGAAGTGTGAACAGCATCCGAGTTTCCTGGCGGCGATGCAGACGATGGAACGGATGGTAGACAGGATCGAGATCATCGGTTACCAGTACAAACCGAGACGAAAAAACCGCATCCACCGGGACAAGCGGTAAATGCGGAACGGGTGAAAGGATTTATCAAGTGACAAGCCATTATAGCATGGCCTGTGAGTGAAATCAATGACGGAGGTCAGATTTATGAAAGACGAGACTCTTGAAATGCTGATTAACATTATGAACCATGTCAACGGAGATTGGAAGGACAGTGTCCGGATTGACAACGTTACTGATAACGAATTGAGCGATGCCTACAACCAGGGCGTGGAAGCGATGGCTGCGAAGGTGATGTTCTATCTGCACACTATCACCTCTCCGTACACTGCTACCCGGAAGAGTGGAGGTGAGCAGTAATGGGCATTCCTGTTCTTGATATGGGAGCATCCGGTTCCGGGAAAAGCACCGGGATGCGGAACCTGGACCGCAAGACTACTGCTGTTTTCAATGTGGCTGGTAAGCCGCTCCCCTTCCGTGGGAAGTTCGACATGATGGTAACTGTCCACGATGTGGATGAGATCATCAAGATCCTCAAGAGGAACACCACTAACTGCTATGTGATTGATGATAGTCAGTATCTGATGGCATTCAAGCTGATCGACAAGATCAACGAGACGGGTTACGGGAAGTACAACGAGATTGCCAAGGATTTCAAAAGGCTGATCGATACCATCATTGAGCATACAACGCCGGATACCATCGTTTACTTCCTGCATCATACGGAACAGATGGATGACGGAAAGATCAAGGCGAAAACTTCCGGAAAGATGATCGACAACTGGCTGACATTTGAAGGTCTGTTCTCCATCGTAATCATGTCCGTGACTACGGAGAACAAGCATCTGTATGTCACGCAGAGTGACGGGACCAATACCTGCAAGAGTCCTATGGGGATGCTTGAGAATCCGATGGAGAACGATTTGTTCCTGGTTGACAAGGCGATCCGGGAGTACTACGAGCTGAAACCAGCAGGATTGGTGGAGAAACCGAAACCGAAAGATCCCCCGTCCGTCACTGTTTCCACTGTCAATAAGATTCCGGGGTGATCGGATGGGAAGATTTGACAAGGGCGTAAGCAGTTATACTTTCGCCGAATGCACTATCCAGGTTAGTTTTCCGGAAGACGAAGTCAAATGTAAATGGTGTCCATTCCTCAAGCATTATGACGGAATCGACCGGGATAAGTGCGGTTTATCAGAGGAAATCATTTTCACAAGGGAGTTCATCGGACGGAATTGTCCTTTGACCATATTAAACACTGTGAGTACGGAGGAGATCAAGAAATGAAACCGAGTTATCAAGGATTCAAGGCCCAGCAGAACACTGGATTCCTGGAAGTACCGCCTGTCGGACAGTATGTGGCAAAGATTCTGAATGCCCGTTTTGTTCCTGCTGACGGGGACAAGCAGCAGCGCGATGTGATCGAACTGTTCATCGACATCGTTGAGGGCGAGTACAAGGGTCGCTACATGGAACTGTACAACGATCAGAAAGAGCGGTTCGGCGATAACGTTGTCTACAAGGGCCTGTACCGGCTTACTCCCCCTGTTGACGGGGACGAGGATTGGAAAACCAGGATCTTTGAAGGTGCCTTGTGGTGTGTCGAGCAAAGCAATAACGGCTACCACTGGGATTGGGAGGAGAGCAAGCTGAAGGACAAGCTGGTCGGCATCAATGTCCGGCAGCGGCTCTACACCTACAACGGGAAGGACAAGGAGACTACCGAGATCGGTAAGTTTGAGACAGTGGACGATGTCCGGAACGGCAAGTGCAAGGACATGAAACCGAACGACAGACGGAGTTCTGATTCCAAGAGTGACGATCAGAACTTCACGGATGTCAGCGATGACAAGAGTGTCTCTGTTCCCTGGTAATTAACATTACGGGGCATAGCATCCGTTGCTATAGGCAACAAGGGGTATTTCTGACGCTTTGTACCCTTATTGGCCTGTCTATATGGTCCGTTTTCGCTGGGTTTTCGGATCTGACGGCTGGATTTAAGGTCAATGCTATGCCCCTTTTCCCTATTGGGAGGAGGTGATGGAATGATTCTGATTTGTGATACAAGGCAGCAAGAAGGAAAGCATAAGAACATTGAAGCATACTGCCGGAGGAACGGCATTGAGATGGTCAGGCAGAAGTTGGATGTTGGAGATTACGCTTTCCCTGGCGGTACGATCTCTGTTGACACAAAGCAGAATCTGTAGCTGCTGGAACTTTGCAAGGACATCATGTCATCCGATCACCGCAGATTCCGGGATGAATGCATACGAGCGCAGGAATCCGGAATCAAGCTTTACATACTGGTAGAAGAGATTCCCCCGTTTGGAAAGGTTGATTTGTGGGAAGTACCGAGATGGAAGAGCAGTAATCAATTCCACAGGTATGGGGATCCGATGACAAGAGTCGATCCGAGAGCCTTACGGAAAGCAATGATCACCATGATGCTGAAGTATGGCGTACAGTTTATGTTCTGCACTCGCAGACAGAGTCCTGCGAGAGTGATAAAGATACTGAAGGGTGAGATCAAGTGAAAAAGGACAGAGTACTGATTGGCTCTCATCTTCGTGAGTTAAGGAAAAGGAATGGTTTAACACAGAAAGATGTTGCTGAAGTGCTTGGTATTCATGAAAATGCTTACTCACAGTACGAATTAGACCTGCGTGAACCTACACTATCAAAAATAATTGACCTGGCAATACTGTACCAAACCACAACAGATAACATACTAAATTTATGATGAAAGAGGTCAAAAAAATGGCAAAAGGTGTAGCAATCACAGAAGATATCTATGAGCAGATAAAAGCCGCATTTATAAGAGGAGCAAGCGGTAGAGATATTGCTAAAGTCTTCTGCGTTAGTGAAGGTACTGTTTCTGCTATTAGAACAACAGACAACATAGAAGAATACAGACAAAAGATTGCTAAATGGAGTGGTTTTCAAAAATCAAAGGAAGACAGAGAATCTGAAAATACAATAAGCATTCAAACGTTTTATTATAACATGAACCGGATTTATGAGGAACTCAAGAAACAAACCGAATTGCTCCAAAGGATAACGGAGCAGTGGCAGTAAGGAGATGATCTCATGAGCGAAAACATTCTGCATATAGAGAAAACATCAAGTGACAGAACCTTCGACACCTTTATTGTTGAAGGTTTATCTGTTGCCGAAATGGATCTTGTTCTTACTGCGAGACATTATGGCAAGGATGACCGGGATGTCCTGGTCGAGGTTATGAACAAACATAAGAACGATTCCTCCTACGGACAGAACATTGCCGAAGCATGGCGGTGCGGTTACGGGATCTACGGCATCCATCATTTCGGAGGGCATCTGATTGTCACTGTCGGAAACAGTTGTGATTAACGGAGGTCAGCATGAAATACTTTGTAGATACTGACGGGAAGCAGTACCAGCTTCAGAAATGCCCATTCTGCGGAATGAGTGTAGCAGTGGTAATCCCGGAATCCGAACTGAAGGAAGAGCCTAAATCAGAGGAATACGAAATGTTCACTGTCTGCTGCGCTTATAACCAAGGTGGATGCGGTGCTACCTGCGGATACCACAAGACGAAGCAGAAAGCAGTAAGCAGATGGAACACCAGGGTGGTGATCTGATTGCGAGACAGAACATTACTGCTTCAGCTTCAAGCACTGCCCCTTGGAGCCAAGGTTCTCATGAGCCAGCAGCGCATCAGAGAATGGTACACCCACTGGAATGGAGATGTGGTCATCAGCTTTTCCGGCGGTAAGGATTCCACTGTCCTGGCTCACCTTGTGCATGATATGTATCCGAATGTTCCGATGGTATTTGCTAACACTGGTTTGGAATATCCGGAGATACAGGCATTCGCAAGAAAAATGGGAGCCGAGTTTGTACGGCCAAAGATGTCGTTTTCCGAAGTAATCAGCACATACGGGTACCCCATAATCGGCAAAGAGGTTGCTGAAGCCATACACTTTGCAAGGCGTATTGTTTCCATAGGGGGGGGGTACAACGGAAGAGCAGACACAAGTCAGACAAGTGGACGAAGACGGAGAGAACTTGAAGGACGAAGAGACAACGAACTCCTCTCCGGAACTGCACGGGAGAATGGGTTGGAGACGAGCAAATCTAACGGGCAACACTCCTCTACCCCCCCCCCACAAAACGAGAAATCAAAAAGATCAGGCGAGCCAGGGAGTGGCTCATGGGGAAAAACTGATTGGCGAAACTGGAGACGAAAAGCAATCGCCGGGGTAGAAGAAGGTTTCACCGGGAGCAGCCAGTTTAATAAGAAGAAATGGCTTCCCCTGTGCCAGGAAACTCAATTCAACATCAGTTACTACTGTTGCAACGTGATGAAGAAATCCCCTATGGGAATCTATCAAAGGAAGACAGGCAGGAAACCTTTCATCGGAACACTCGCCGAGGAAAGCAGAATGCGGACACAGGCATGGATCCGTCACGGATGCAATTCCTTTGAAGGTCACAAGCAGACAAGCCAACCGATGTCGTTTTGGACAGAGCAGGATGTTCTTCACTACATCAAGCAAGAAGGATTGGAGATCTGCTCTGTTTACGGAGATATCCTGGCTTCCGATGATACCGGAATGCTCTACGATCCGTTGCCCGGTGTCGAGTGCAATCTGAAATGCACTGGTTGTCAGCGTACAGGGTGTGTGTTCTGTGGATTCGGTGTCCACCTTGAGAAGGGCGAGACAAGATTCCAAATGCTGGCGAGGACCCATTCGAAGCAGTATGAGTACTGCATGAATGGCGGTCAGTGGGTAGACAACCCCAAGTACGATCCTACTGCTCCTGCTATGGACGGCGATTGGAAGAACTGGAATCCAAAGAAGATTTGGGTCCCGTCAAAGGACGGCCTGGGCATGAAGAAAGTATTTGACGATTGTAATGCCATCTATGGCAAGGATTTTATCAGATACGATTAAACGAAAGGCGAAAGAATGAAAGTATTGATAGCTTGTGAGGAATCACAAGAGGTTTGCAAGGCTTTCCGGGAACGTGGACATGAAGCATACTCCTGCGATCTCCAGGATTGTTCCGGTGGTCATCCGGAATGGCATATAAAAGGAAATGTCCTCCCTCTGATTCGTAGGGGGGGGGGTAAACTTCCA